CCAGACGGCTAGAGGTGATGAAGCTGCAACAGGAACTTGAGAATCTGCGGAAGCTAGGTGGGTTTGAGAACTGAATTTGCAGAGTAAATGCAGAGTAAATGCAGAGTAAATGCAGAGTAAATGCAGAGTAAATGCAGAGTAAATGCAGAGTAAAAAGAGAACCCCCACCGGGGAAATTATAGTCGATTATACCGGCAACTATAAATGGCAGATTTAGGCGACAAACTGGACGAGATCGAAGGGCTAAAGGACAAGGCGTTCACCCTGTTCGGTCTACGCATGACCCCGACTACCATCGGCATGGCGATTGCCGGGATTGGCTCTGTGTTGGGGGCGCTCTATGGTGGCTTCACGATGTACCAAAAGGTCGAAGAGATCGCCGGTCTTGACCTCGGAGCCTATGCCGCACAGATGGAGCAGACCTCCAACAAGATCGAGACACAGGAGCGCCTGCTGGAGTCCATTGAGCAGAATCTCCGGGATGCCAAGCAACTGACTTACGATATTGAAAAGCGGGTCAACGACAAGATCGTGCGGTTCGAGGATAAAATGGACAAGTTCGAGGCTAAGGTGGAGGACACCAAGGCAGAACTAGAAGACAAACTCCAAAAGGCTCTGGATAATCCCCTATCAGGAAACTGACATGACGCAAGAAGAACTTAAAACCCTACTGCGGTATGACCCTGAAACAGGTGAATTTTTTTGGATTCACGCCAGAGGAAACCTGAAGGCTGGCGCATTGGCTGGAACCTCAGACAAACAGGGCTACCGGGTAATAGGGATAAACGGGAAATATCACAAAGCACATCGTCTGGCATTCTTATACATGACAGGTGATTTTCCGTCTGACATGGTTGACCATATAAACAGAAACACTAGCGACAACCGTTGGGAGAATTTGCGTGAGGCTACTAGATCACAGAACTGTCAGAACAAGGAAGCCAAAGGTGTACACCAAAAACGCAGTGGTAGATGGATGGCTTACATCAAACTAAATGGCAAGCTAAAACATCTCGGGTGCTTTGGTACTCAAGACGAAGCCAGAGCAGTCAGATTGGCCGCTGAAAAACAATACTTCACGCACAAGGAAGCAGCATGACCGATTTTGACAAAATGGATCTAGATAAGAACGGCAGCATCAGCCGTGAAGAATGGGAACTCGAAATGACCCGGCGTAGGCTGGAGATCGAAGACGAGAACTCTAAACGAGATCAACAAAGGTTAATGGTCTGGTTTGCGTTGTTCGGAATGCTTGGATACCCATTGTTTGTGTTCGCCTCTGGCGCACTCGGGTTTGACAATGAATCCAAGATCATCGGCGACATGTCTGGCGTGTACTTCATGTCCGTGGGATTAGTGGTGTCCGCCTTCTTTGGTGCTGATGCCTACGTAAAAGGCAAGGAAAAGAAAAAGGAGAAGGGGGATGAATGAGATTCTGACCTTTCTTATGGGAATTACCGTTGGGCTTGTCTTGGTTATGGCCCACAAACTCTACACCGGAGGCAAGTAACATGATCCCAGTTGAACTAATTACGATGGCAGGCGGCGCCACGATGGGCGGCCTGTTCAAGATGATCGACAAGGCGCAGGAAGCCAAGCGGGAGGCTCAAAAGCTCACCTTAGAGGCTCTTAAAGCTAAACAAGAAGTGGCTGCTGCGGATCGCGTATCTGCCAGCGCTTCTGCCGATGCCGCCGCTGCGCGTGTAGGTAACGATCCATTCGCCAAGATGACCCGTCGCATTTTCGTGCTGTCGATGGTCGCTCTGGGAGCATGGGCCATGATGGGTGGTTTGACAGGATTGGACATTTATGTCCCGGTTGAGCGCACTACCGGCTTCAACTTCCTTGGCCTGTGGGACAATCTGAAAACCCAGACCGAATATGTCCGTCTCGAAAACGCCCTCGTGCATTTCGAGTGGCTCAAGATTAGTATTCTGGCTGCTGGTTCCTTCTATTTAGGCAAGTCGTAATGCGTAAGTACTACAAATCTGGCGGGTCGGTTAAAAGCGGCATGGCTTGTAATAAGCCAAAGCGCACGCCTAGTCACCCTAAGAAAAGCCACGTCGTGAAGGCGTGCGAAGGCGGCAAGGAGAAGCTGATCCGGTTTGGAGAGCAGGGTGCCAGTACCGCTGGCAAGCCGAAGGCCGGTGAATCCGCACGGATGAAGGCCAAGCGCAAGTCGTTCAAAGCCCGTCACGGTAGGAACATTGCTAAGGGTAAGATGTCCGCTGCCTTTTGGGCCGATAAAGTAAAATGGTGATGATAGGTAAAGTGGTAAAGCTCGATAGTGGGCGTTACGCTAAACCTTGCCCGCAGTGTGGCGAGGAGCAGACTTATTTACGTAAAAATTACGCAGAGGAGTCTTTGCGCCTTGGGAAGCTTTGTAAGGGGTGCAGCAATAAAATTACTGAAAACTGTTCAAGGGGTATGTACGAGGCGGTAAGACTGTCTTGGGTAACTAAGTGTAAAACCGGTGCTGAGACTAGAGGTCTTCAGTGGGATTTATCTGTCGAGGCAATTTGGCAGATTTATCTAGCGCAAAATAAAGTATGCGCGCTGTCTGGCATGCCAATCTCTTGGGCTGAAGTTGGGCAGACTCATACAGCGTCTTTAGACAGAATTGATTCTAGCTTAGGCTATACGCTTGGCAACGTGCAGCTAGTGCACAAAGACGTGAACATGATGAAACAGAGCTACAGCAATGAACGGTTTGTCGAGCTGTGTAAAGCTGTAGCCGACAAAGTTAAGTGGTGATTTATGGAAATGATGTTTTGGAACGGCGTGCTGACGTTCGCCTTTGCGATGAGTGGGTTTTACATAAAGAGTCAAGCTGCTGAACTTGCACGCTTGTCGATCCTGCTGAACCGCACCCGCGAAGAAATCGCCAAAGAATACGTGACCAAGCAGGAAGTCCACGCCGACATCAACCGCATTATGAACCGGCTGGAGGTGCTAGACGCCAAGCTGGACCGCTTGATGGAGAAACACCCATGAGGTGTTACTACAAGAAGGGCGGCGCCGTGAAGGACGCCTGCTACCGCAAGGTCAAATCCCAGTATAAGGTGTTCCCGTCTGCGTACGCATCGGGCGCCATAGCTAAATGCAGGAAAGCTCGTGGCGGTAAGAAAAACGGCTAAGGGCGCCGCGCTCAAGCGGTGGTTCAAGGAGGACTGGAAGGATGTTCGTACAGGCAAGCCGTGCGGTCGTCAAAAAGGCGAGGACCGTGGCACTCCATACTGCCGTCCATCTAAGCGGGTTTCTGCGAAGACTCCTAAAACTTCTGGAGAGATGACCTCCGCCGAAAAGCGCAGCAGAATCGCTCAGAAGAAAAAGCTCGGCCAGCCAGCCGGAGCCCCAAAGCGTGTCGCACCATTAAGGAGAAAGCGCCGTGCCACTAAAAAAGGGTAAGTCCCAGAAAGCCATCTCGGAAAACATCAAGACTGAGATGAAAGCCGGTAAGCCGCAGAAACAGGCGATTGCCATTGCCCTGTCGAAGGCTGGTAAAAGCCGAAAGAAGGCCAAGAAGAAGTAATGCGGTGGCTCGCGATCGGTTTGGCCTTGGCGTTAACTGGTTGCAGCAGCTTGCGGGAGCTGACGATGACCAAGGACGAGCTTCGCCTGTACGGGGACCTGACCTTCCGCCAATGTTTAGACCCGGACGTGGTGTGCATAGTGGAGAACAAGTGGTGAACACTGTCGATGTGGGTAGCTTGCTAGTCGGCGAGCGGTTTTGGCGTGACGGGCACGAATTTGAAGTGATGCGGAACAACGGCGCCCGGTACGTGCAGGCCACCGGAATCTCCAAACAGGCTAATGTTTACCTAGAACAAGACGAAGAAGTTGAGGTAAGTCCCGATGCTGATTAAACTTTCGGCATTCCACGGAGGCTGCTCATGGCGCTGTTAAAACTCGACTTTCTACCCGGCGTCAACAAAGAGAACACGCCCTACACCAATGAGGGTGGGTGGGTTCAGTCCGACAAGATCCGCTTTCGCTCCGGCAAACCCGAGAAGATCGGCGGCTGGGACAAGTACATTCCCACGCAGTTGCTAGGCACAGCCCGTGCCCTACACATTCAGCGTACGCTGGATGGCACCATCTATCTAGCGATTGGCACGAACGAAAAGGTTTACATTGAGACGGGCGGCAGTCTGACCGACATCACTCCGGTGCGTGAAACGCAGGCGCTGACTAATCCGTTTGACACCTCAACTGGTTCTGCTGTCATTACCGTAAATGACACCGCTCACGGTGCAGAAGATGGGGCGTGGGTGACTATTTCTGGCTCTACAGCGGTGGGTGGCATCCCCGACACCGAAATTAACGCCGAGCATCAGATTACCTACGTCGACGCAGACTCTTACACAATCACGGTTTCAACGGCGGCCACCTCTACGGTTACTGGCGGCGGTGGAGCGTCCGTATCTGCGGCGTACCAAGTCAACCCGGGGGCGGTTAGCGGCATCTATCAGTACGGCTGGGGTGCAGGTGCGTGGAACCAACCTCGTGCAAGTGGAGCAGGATGGAACCGACCTGCGGTTTCTGCTGGTGTGGCGCTGGACCCTCGCGTGTGGCATTTCCAGAGTTGGGGTGAGGACCTAATAATGGGGTACATCGGTGGCCCGTTGTATCTGTGGGACGCTACAAACCCACTAGACAGAGCCACGCAGATCACGCAGGCGCCGCATAAGGTGAACCATTTTGTAGTCACGAGCGACCGCCATCTGGTGTGTTTTGGCTGTAATCAGCCGGGAGTTGCCAACGCGTCGACCGCCTTAGACTCAATGCAGGTGCGTTGGGCTACTCAAGAAGACTACACAGAATGGACCGTGACCGCTGTAAACACGGCTGGCGATTACTTAGTAACCGGCGGCACCGAAATTATGGGCGTTGCGAACACGGAGTCTCAGACATTGATCTGGACGGACGACACGGTTCACGCGATGCAGTACATCGGCCCGCCATACACATTCGGCTTTAATCAGGCGGGTACATCCTCCGGCATCGTCAGTTCAAACGCATGGGCTGCGTACAACAACGTCGTGTACTGGATGGGCGACAACGCGTTCTACGTCTACCAAGGCGGTACCGCAGTTCACCCCTGCACGGTTCAGCGTTATGTGTTTAATGGTTTGGATGCGCAGCAGAAGGCGAAGGTGTATGCCACCCTCGACCGCGAAAACCATGAGATTACGTGGTTCTACCCCACTACTTCTGTGGGGAATCGTTCACTCAACGGTGCGATTACGGCGGCTGACACCACGATCACAGTTAACTCAACCGCTGGCTATGCGCTGACTGGCTCGATCGAGATCGACAGCGAAGTTATTGACTACACCGGCAAAACGGATGCCAGCTTCACTGGCTGTACACGAGGCGCTCGTGGCACGGTGGCTGCTGCACACGACGATGAGGCAACAGTATCTAACCCAGATACAAACAACTGGTCTGCTGAGCCGTACCACTATGTGAGCTATGGCCTGATTGACGGGCTGTGGTGGGTAGGCAAGCTGGAGCGTACGGCGTGGGTGGACCGAGGTGCGTTGCCGTATCCGGTTGCTGTTGGTCCGGCTGGTTATCTGTTCAACCACGAGAAGGGTTACGACGCCGATGGCGAGCCGATGGTTGCTCAGATTGTGTCGGGTGACTTCGACATTGGCGAGGGCGACAGCCTGATGCTGATTAACCGTGTGATCCCTGACTTTACAATCGAGGGCGGCAGTGTTGACCTCAAGTTCCAGTCTCGGTATTACCCGCTGAGCAATCAGGTCAAAGAGACTGTCGGCACTGTCACTAGCAGCACTACCAAGATCAACACTCGGATTCGTGGGCGCCAGCTGGCGTTGTCTATATCCAGTAAGAACTTAGGCGACTGGTGGAAGTACGGCTCAACCCGTATTGACCAGCGTACGGACGGGCGTCGATGAGCAAAATCACCAACATCCGCCTACCTAGTTCGGGGATGAACCCGAACTTTGACCCTATTGCGTTTAACCAATCGCTCGAGGCGTTGCAGCA